TGTGCTTTCTACGTTATTAACAAGTGCTCTTTTTCTGGTCTCACTGAGTCCTCATCCTTTAGCAGGCAGGCATCTGACTCAAACTTCTCAATGTCAGGAATTGAAAAACTGAAGGGTTATAGTTACATTATTCGCAACTGGAAGATTACTAACTGGTCTTATGAAGGACTTCTTACTGATGATAAGAGTACTTTCATCTATCATGATCCTCCATATGATATTAAAGATAACCTCTATGGCAAGAAGGGAAATCTTCACAAGCGGTTTGATCATGATCAGTTTGCTCTTGACTGCGACCGCTACGTTTGTCCTCAATTAATCTCCTACAACTCCACTCAGATGGTCAAGGATCGCTTTGAAGGATGGTTAGCATGTACTTATGATCTAACATATACCATGCGCTCTACAGGCGATTATATGAACGAGCAGAAGGACCGAGCAGAATTACTACTATTCAATTATGAATAACTACGACGGACAACTTAGCGACGATGACATTCCGTACATTGTGATGGAACTGGATGTTATTGATGTTCATCAAGTCTATCAGTCAGTGTCATATCATTTGGAGCATTGGCCTGGTGGAGATCCATATGAACAGGAGCGGTTGACTGCGCTTAAAGATTTCTTCTACCGAATGGTTCTTGAATACAAATATCAAATATCATCTGATGAGCAAAACTGAACTAAAACACTGGTTAAATTCTATCAACTTTAATAAGGAAAATCTTATTAAAGAAAACCCTGATATCCTTAAACAGTATCCTCCTTATATCATAAACCGCTGCCTCTCTGGTTTTATAGATACCATTATGGTGGCGAATGAAATGAACATTAGTCATCATCTGTCTAAAAAACTACAATATGAATTTTTACTAAATATTGTCAGACCAAAAAGGAGATTCTCTCCCTGGTTGAAAAAGGAGAAAATTACAGATCTGGATGCTGTGAAATCATACTATGGTTATAGTAATGAAAAAGCACGCTCTGCTCTTAGTATTCTTTCTGATGAACAGTTAAATGCTATTAAACAAAAATTGACTAGAGGTGGAAAACAATGACAACAGCGACTGATATTGAAGTAACTTGGGAACCCCATGACATGGTAGAAGTTACTTTGAGTGAGCCTGATGACTTTCTTAAAGTTCGTGAAACTCTGACCAGAATTGGTGTTGCTTCTCGGAAAGAAAAGAAACTGTATCAGTCCTGCCATATTCTTCATAAGCAGGGTAGATACTACATCGTTCACTTTAAAGAACTCTTTGCTCTGGACGGCAAACGTGCTAACCTGACGCTGAATGATGTGCAGCGTCGTAACCGCATCACTCAACTTCTGGTTGACTGGGAATTGATTGCGGTTGTAAAACCTGAGGCGATTGAAGATGTATCTCCTCTCAATCAAATCAAAGTCATTGCTTACAAAGAAAAGTCTGAATGGACACTGGAAGCAAAGTATAACATCGGCAAGAAGAAAGTAGCTACCCCAACTGAAGCATAAATAATTTCGTGCTTTTCGTGCGGCACACTCTACAATCGGAACGCCCGTGACCCCGCAAGGGGTCTTTTTTTTATTTCAAAAAATCACCAGTTGATTTATAGAATCTCCAGTAATGTTGATACTCTCTCAATTGTGTGTAAGCGTATGTGATTACTTGAGAATGGCGTAAGAAGTTTTCATCATACTTGTCTGGATGAACAGAAGGCATGTGAAAGAAAATACCAGGATAGAATGTTGCACTATTATACTCTGGATCAATAGTGTGATATTTTTCCCATACAGAAGAGTTGTCAATTTCATCAGGATTCCAATCTATTTCTTCGCCATCCTCGTAGTATTCGCATAGTTCTCTGAAGAAATCATCAAACTCAGTATCACTTTGATTTCTAAATTCTTCTACGAAGTAAACTGGTTCATAGTCTTTCCATCGGTAACTATAGAAGTCTGTTCCTGACGGAACATCTTCTGTCAACCAGATATTAAATCCAAGATTAAAGTTATCAAAGTGTGGAGTCATGCTTGCTCTGCTAGCATTCATATTCTTCCAATAAAAATTGCAGTATGTTTCCCAGACAGGAACATGAAATTGTTGTTCTGGATTGCATGGAAATTTATTTCTCTGCAACATACTGTGGAGATATTTGTATATTGGTTTCAAACTCTCAATCATCGTGATTGAGAAATAAAGTTGAATACCTGGAGAGTTTGATATTGTCTTAGTTAACAGAGGAAAGTTTTTACAAAATTCTTTTACCGCAACAGGATCTTTATAAAAATTTCTTAAGACTCCATATTTCAGTCCAGAAATTCTGTCAGTGTAAATGTTTTCTTCAATAGTTTCTGACAACTCAAATGTTTTTGAAATAGTTTCATCGTTGATGATATTATAATCATGCAATAAATTCATTATGGAAAACCCTATAGTTTAGTTCGGTGGACAGCACTTCACTTTTTTGTCGTGCTCTTATAAATTATATATGTCGCCTTCGGGGACACCAAAACACAAACTCGCTTATTTAAGGAGCTACTATAATGGTTAAGTACCACATCGCAGATATTGATCGTCTGTTAAATGACGCATCAAGATTCGGAATTGGAATGGACGAATGGATTCGTAGATTCGCATCAGTTCATGAGTCAGAACCAAACTATCCACCACATAATTTGGTGAGAGAATCTAGCATTGAGTTTAGATTAGAACTTGCACTTGCTGGGTACAGTAAGGATGACATCTCAGTATCAACAGAATCTAACAAACTCTTTGTTGAGTGTAATAAACCAGATGAAGAAGAATCAGATTATCTTCATAGAGGAATTGCTAAGAGATCTTTCACTTGGAGTAGAACACTCTCCGATGATGTGGAAGTGACAGACGTTAGATTTAACAATGGCATGTTGACAGTTAAATTAAAGAGAGTTATTCCTGATCATCAGAAGAAGAAAACTTATGAACTAAATAGTGATTGAATATCGTCGTCGCTACGCTACAGAGGGTCCTGGTCACAGTCAGGTAACCCTCTTTTTTTTGTGTCAATAAATAAATGAACTTACACTTTCATTATGAATAAGTTAGATAAAAATAATAAACTGCATCTGATGAACTACCTTCTCAAAGAAGTTGTTAGTGTTTTGGGAAAGAACAGTATAGATTATTATCTAGATTGTGGAACTCTGCTTGGTTGCATTAGAGACGGGCAGTTAATTTTTAATGATACTGACGTTGATGTCACGATTCATTTATCTCAATGGGATAAACTCAACGCAATTAATTTTGAGAGTTACAATTTAACTAGAACTAGAACTCGGGAACTGTTCCCAAATTTTATGGAAGGTAATTTGATCAGTGTTAAAACAGAATCGTCAGAGTTGTATTGTGACATTTATGCCAATCCAGCATTCCCTAGATTAATTCAAAAAGAAATGGCAGGACATACTTACAATGTTCCTGTTGAAAGTGAATTATATATTGAACAGTTGTATGGAGAGGACTGGAAGACACCATCAGGAACACATGCCGATACAGTGTTTCACAGGAACAATGGATTAATTAATAGTGACTATGCAAAACACTGGGATTACAGATACGAAATATTCAAATGTATCATGTAATATAAATATCTAAAACCGTGTCAGTAGTGTGAAAACATATAGAGATCTAAAACTTACTCTCCGATACAACAATCAACTGAACTCTAAGTTTTGGGTTGGTGAGGCAATGAAACCCGAAGTTCGGGAAGGACTGCTTCGCATTGCTGACGAGTGGGCAGAGTTTGCTAACATTCCTTCTAATGCTATTATTGATGTCGTTCTGGTAGGTGGAAATGCCAATTACAACTATACTAAGTATTCTGATTTGGACCTTCATCTTATTGTCTCCAAAGAGGATATTGCTGACTGCCCTGATCTTATTGACGATTACCTTAGAGACAAGAAACAACTCTGGGCTCTCACCCACGATATTAAAATTTATGGACACGACGTTGAACTCTATGCCCAAGATAGAAGAGATCCCACCCCTTCGGGTCAGGGAGTTTTCTCCTTGGTAAATAGTCTGTGGTTGCGTCGTCCATCATATGAGGAAGTTAATCTTGGCGATCCTAGTATCGTAAGAAAGGTTCGTCACTACATGGAGAAGATTGATTTCTTGATTGATAATAAAGCAGACGACCGTGATGCATTTGAGAAACTTAAAGAGAAACTGCGTGACATGAGATCTTCTGCCATCCAGCGTGGTGGTGAGTTTGCTGTAGAGAATCTAGTATTCAAAGAACTTCGTAACCGTGGATACTTAGACAAACTATCAGAGCATTTAAAAAATCTTAAGGTTGCCAGCTTGTCAATAGACTGATCACATGCTATGATGTGGGTTGAATTCTAGGAGTTTATGGCGCTTCAACTCGCTCTGCTGAAGTCTGGTGATGAGATCATCGCTGACGTTAGGGAAGTATTTGACAAAGAAACAAATAAACCAGTGAGTCTGGTTTTTATTCGTCCAGTTTATATTGAACAGACTGGCGTAACTTTTCTCACAGAAGAGGATGATGGAGAGTCTGAATCTGAAGTAACTTATGTGTTCCGTCCATGGATTGAAAATTCTGATGAAGAAGAATTCTTTGTGCCTCATGACTGGGTGGTGACTGTATGTGCTCCCACCATAACTATTATTGAAAACTACGTTAAGAAAATTGGAGTCAAAGTAAATGACAGTCAAAGTGCTACTGTTGAAGACGGGGCAGTATCTGATCTCGGAGATTGACGAGAGACCTGATGAGGATGCTGATTGTATCCTCATCAATCCTAAACGTATTCTTGGGTTTTCTCCCGAATGGAAACTTGAGAATTTTATTCCATTTACTTATCAGAAACAAGTTCCGATTAGATCTTCTGATATTTTGACTATTGTGGATCCCATGGATAGTCTGTTAAACTTGTACCGTGATACCACTGCTTGATGGATTTCTATACTAATGTTGCTATCATTAACGATACTGTTTTGTATCGTGGTTTTAGTCAAGGTGAAAGAGTTGAGAACAGAGAGAATTTTTCTCCAACTCTCTATGTTCCTTCTAAGAAAAAAAGTGAATATAAAACTCTTGAGGGCAACTATGTAGAACCCGTCAAATTTGGTAGCATTAAAGATGCAAAAGAGTTTGTCCAAACATATGAGGATGTAAATAATTTTGTTATCTATGGTAATACAAAATACTTGTATCAGTATATCCTGAGTAAGTATCCAAAAGAAGTTGACTATGATTTTAGTCAACTCAACATTATGTCTCTTGATATTGAGACTACATCAGAGAATGGATTCCCTAACGTGCAGGAAGCACGGGAAGAAATTCTTTGTATTACAGTGAAAGACTTCACTAGTAAGAAGATTATCACCTGGGGATGTGGTGAGTTTGAAAACTCACGCGATGATGTTCATTACATTTATTGTCAGAATGAGCGTGAACTTCTAAGTAAGTTTATTGAATACTGGGTGCAGAAGACCCCTGACATCATCACTGGATGGAATGTCAAGTTCTTTGATATGCCATTCATTTGCCGTCGTATTGATCGTGTGCTTAGCATTAAGCATATGAGATCTATGTCTCCATGGAACTCTGTGCGTGAGCGTGAGTTGTTTGTGAAGGGTCAGAAGAAACTGTACTATGACATCATTGGTGTAGCAACTCTGGACTACTATGATTTGTATCAGAAGTTTACTTACACCAATCAGGAATCATATCGCCTAGATCACATTGCTTTTGTGGAACTAGGTCAGAAGAAACTGGACCACAGTGAGTTTGAAAACTTCCAAGACTTCTATCGCAACAACTGGCAGAAGTTTATTGAGTACAACATCCATGACGTAGAACTTGTGGACATGTTGGAAGACAAGATGAAGTTGATTGAACTTGCTGTCACCATGGCATATGACGCGAAGGTGAACTTTGAGGATGTGTTCTATCAAGTTCGTATGTGGGACAGCATCATCTATGATGCCCTGACACAGGAGAACATTGTCATTCCTCCGAAGACTGAGAGTACAAAGGATCAGCAGTACGCTGGTGCTTATGTTAAAGAACCTGTGCCTGGTATCTATGACTGGGTGGTTAACTTTGACCTTAACTCTCTGTACCCGCACCTCATCATGCAGTACAACATCTCTCCTGAGACCCTCCTAGATGACCGTGTAAGCGGCATCAACGTGGATAAACTACTCAACCGCGAGATTGATACAAGCACCCTTGAGGGCGTCACTATCTGCCCTAACGGCACTCTGTTCACTACAGAGAAGCAAGGATTCTTGCCGAAGTTGATGGAGAAGATCTACAACGAACGCACGATCTATAAAAAGAAAATGCTTAAGGCAAAGCAAGAGTATGAAGATACTAAAGATCCTAAACTCATCAAGGATATCGCTAAGTACAACAATATCCAGATGGCACGAAAGATTCAACTCAACAGTGCTTATGGCGCTATTGGTAATGAATACTTCAGGTATTTCCGCTTGGAAAATGCTGAAGCTATTACTCTCTCGGGACAACTCTCAATCCGATGGATTGAGAACAAAATGAATGAGTACCTTAGAAAAATTCTAAAGACTGAGGATAAAGATTATGTTATTGCTGTGGATACTGATTCCATCTATCTTGATCTGGGTGATCTGGTCAAGAATGTATTCAAGGGAGGAACGCCGTCTGATGAGAAGGTTGTCAATTTCCTTGATAAGATCTGTAAGATGGAACTTGAAACTTATATTGAGAGTTGCTACAAAGAACTGGCACAGTATGTAAATGCTTACCAGCAGAAGATGGTCATGAAGCGCGAGAACATCGCTAACCGTGGCATCTGGACTGCTAAGAAGCGATACATTCTTAATGTATTTGATAGTGAAGGTGTTCGTTATAAGGAACCCAAGATGAAGATCATGGGACTTGAAACTCAACGTTCTTCTACTCCTGCATACTTCAAAGACAAACTTCTCAAGGCATATAGGATTTTGATTGAGGGTACTAATGATGACATGATTGATTTCATTCATAAAATCAAACGTGATACCAAGCAACAAGACTACCTAGATATTGCATTCCCCCGAGGATGTAACAATCTTGCGAACTATCAAAGTTATACAACCATTTATAAGAAGGGCACACCTATTGCTGTCCGAGGTGCATTATTGTATAATCACTATCTCCGAAAGCATAAGATTACTAATAAGTTTCCTCTTATCCAAGAAGGAGAAAAGGTAAAATTTATCTATCTCAAAACTCCTAATCCTATCGGAGAAAACATTATCTCATTCTTTAACACGCTTCCTAAAGAATTTGATCTGGACAAATACATTGATCATAAAATGCAGTTTGAGAAGTCATTTCTAGAACCTCTCAAGTCTGTGTTAGAATGTATCGGGTGGAAGCATGAGCGTATAGGCACACTAACTAGTTTCTTTTCTTAAATATTATGAGTTTTCTTAACAAAGCTATCAAGGAGTTGGACAATGAATTTGCATCAATCGTTGATGAAGGCATCGCCGCTGGGGATTGTAGTTCGTTTGTGGACACTGGTTCTTATATCCTCAACGCTCTATGCAGCGGTAGTATTTTTGGTGGTCTCCCACAAAACAAAGTCACTGCCCTCGCAGGAGAGTCCAGCACTGGTAAAACCTTCTTTGCCCTCTCAATCGTAAAGAACTTTCTTGAGCAGAATCCCAAAGGAGAAGTTGTTTACTTTGAGTCTGAGTCTGCCATTTCTAAGGATATGATGGAGACTCGCGGCATTGATGTCAAGCGTGTTGGTCTTGTTCCTGTGACTACAGTTCAGGAGTTTCGTACTCAGAGCATCAAATTAGTTGATGAGTTTATGAAAATCAAGAAAGAAGATCGCCCACCGCTTCTTTTTGTGCTAGACTCTCTGGGTATGCTGTCTACTACCAAAGAAGTGCAGGATGCTACTGATGGAAAAGAGACCCGTGACATGACCCGTGCTCAGGTTATCAAATCTATCTTTCGTATTCTGTCACTCAAACTTGGTCAGGCAGGCATTCCTTTGATTGTTACTAATCATACTTATGATGTTGTCGGTGCTTATGTTCCTACCAAGGAAATGGGTGGTGGCACTGGTCTGAAGTATGCTGCTTCTAGTATCTTGTTCCTCTCCAAGAAGAAGGAGAAGGATGGCACTGAACAGATTGGTAACATTATTAAAGTGAAGGCACATAAGTCTCGCTTTACTAAAGAAAATTCTATTGTAGAAACGAGGTTATTCTTTGACGAACGTGGACTTGACAAGTATTATGGACTATTGGAATTGGGTCAACAGCACGGAGTCTTTGAGCGTGTGGGGAACCGTGTTAAGACTGAGCATGGGAATGTATATCCTTCTGCTATCTACAAAGAACCTGAAAAATTCTTCACTGAAGAAATCCTCCAAGCACTTGACGAGTGTGCCAAGAAAGAATTCTGCTATGGATCTTAATGGAAGTAATTGAAAGTACTATTCTAAAAAATCTAATCGTTGATGAAAATTACATGCGTAAGGTTATTCCTTATGTCAAGTCTGAGTACTTCACACAGTATTCAGATCAAGTTCTTTTTCATATAATTAATGATTTTGTAGTCTCGTATGGTCAATCACCAACGAAAGAAGTTCTCCGTATTGAGGTTGATAATCGTAAGGATCTGAATGAGGATTCTTACAAGGAACTGCAAGTAAAAATTGCTGACATTGATAACACTGAAGTTGACGGTCAATGGATGTTAGATGCTACTGAGAAGTGGTGTAAGCAACGTGCAGTTTACTTGGCACTATTGGATAGTGTTAAGATTGCTGATGGTAAGGATGAGAAGAGAAGTGAAGATGCTATCCCATCAATTCTTCAGGAAGCACTTGCTGTTTCTTTTGACGACCATATCGGACATGACTACATAGAAGATTATGAAGATCGTTACGAATTCTATCACCGCAATGAAAACAAAATCGCGTTTGACTTGTCTCTCTTCAATAAAATTACGAAGGGTGGTATTTCTAACAAAACTCTCAACGTCGCACTTGCTGGCACTGGCGTGGGCAAATCATTGTTTATGTGTCACATGGCCGCTGCGTCATTACTTCAGAGTAAAAATGTCCTCTACATCACATTGGAGATGGCAGAAGAGAAGATCGCGGAACGCATTGATGCAAATCTTCTCAATGTAAACATTAAGGATATTGAAGATTTACCAGAACAATTATTTGAATCCAAGGTTCAAAGACTGTCACAGAAAACTAGTGGTAAGTTAATCATTAAGGAGTATCCAACAGCATCTGCACACTCTAATCACTTTAAGGCACTACTCAATGATTTATCACTTAAGAAGAGCTTTAAACCCGATATCATCTTCATTGATTACCTCAACATCTGTGCATCATCTAGATACAAAGGAGCACTAGTTAATTCTTACACTTATGTCAAAGCGATTGCGGAAGAACTTAGAGGTCTTGCTGTTGAGTTTGATCTCCCTATTGTTAGTGCCACTCAGACTACTCGCTCTGGGTATGGCAGCACTGATGTTGATCTTACTGATACCTCTGAATCTTTTGGACTACCTGCTACTGCAGACTTCATGTTCGCTCTTATCGCTTCAGAAGAACTTGAAGCGATTAACCAGATCATGGTTAAACAACTCAAAAACAGATACAACGATCTGAACATGTTCAAAAGATTCGTCGTGGGTATTGACAGATCTAAGATGAGATTGTATGATGTAGAGGATTCTGCTCAGACCGACATTGTTGATTCTGGGCAGGAACAATATGACTTTGAGGAAATCGCCAAGTCTCAAAGCACATCCAAGGCGAAGTTCACTGAATTTAATTTTAATTGATATGACTATTGATCTTAACAAGTATGTTGAGTTTGTAGATAGCACTACTTCCAATCCTAGTAAGGACTACGATGCTTTCATCTATCGCCTTCAAGAACTTGAAGGGCAGGGTTTCCCTACTGAGCGTCTGATGACTGCTGCTGTAGGAATGTCTGCTGAGGCAGGTGAGTTCACTGAAATTGTGAAGAAGATGGTCTTCCAAGGTAAACCTGTCAACAATGAAAATCTTTTTCATTTGAAACGTGAACTTGGTGACATCATGTGGTATGTCTCTCAAGCATGTCTGGGTCTTGACATTTCTCTTGAAGAAGTTATTCAGATGAACTTTGAGAAACTGAGTGCCCGTTACCCCGAAGGAACATTCAGTATTGAACGCTCGGAAAACCGAGTAGCAGGCGATCTATGAAGATAAAAGTTCTTGATAATTTTTTACCCCACCACCAATACGAACAATTATCTTCAGTAGTTAACGATAAATTGTATTGGAGTTGGTGTTCTAACATCACTGAGAGGGGAATTCCTGATAGCAAAGAGCGAGGACAATTTGTTCACATGCTTTATGATATCAATGTAGGAATATCAAGTAACTTTTATCCTGAAATTGACCCTATCATACAAAAGTTTGCTATGCTCTTTGCTAAAACGCACAGACATATCATTCTTTATCGTGCAAAAGTAAATTTGAATCCCCGAGAAGAAGGAAACTATCAACTTGGAAACTATCATGTTGACTTTGATTACGACTGTATGACAGCAATTTACTATATTAATAGTAATGATGGATACACTAAATTTAAAGATGGCACCAAAGTAGATTCTATTAAAAATAGAATGGTGTTATTTAAATCTCATCATGAGCATGTTGGATTCACATGTTCTGATGAGAAGTGTAGACTACTAATCAATTTTAACTTTGCTGTTCCGAATAAATAAACCCGTAAGGGGGTTTTTTTATGGCTTATAGTATTCGTCCGAGGAATAGACAAGAAATATACCAAATATCAAGTTATAGAGCTGACAAAATTAATTTAATTGCGGAACTCTATGACTACCTTACAACTAACTATCGTGAAGTTGATCGCCCCCTTATTTTAAATGATGCTAATGGTGGCAACAAAGTAAAAGTACATCCAGAAGTAGGACAGTTATCTAATCTGAGTGAATCACAATTAAAGTCCGCTGCTCGCACTCCCCTTACAATTGCCTATGGAGTTGGTAGTGGTGGTGGGAGAGCACGTTATAATATGGGTAACGCTGCTGAAGGAATCCTTGCTGCAGCGATTGCTGCTCGTTTTATTAATAAAGGAAAGAGAATTAATCAGAGTCATATCTTAGAAGTTCTAGCAACACAGTATAGATCATTATCATCTGATCGCAAAGAAAGTTTTCATGTATTTAAGTCCGAAAACTTTAGAACTTCTAGGGAAACTACTAGAATGATTCCTGATGATGATGTTGAGTTGACAATCAAACTTTCTCCTATCAATATGTCATTGGTGTTCTGTGAGCAGTTGCTGGATCGGGACGAAAGAGCACAAGGTATTATGGATCGCATGAACATTATGACGCCATGTGTTCAGTATGCTAACTCTAGAGAGATTTCTCAGTTAGCAAACGTCATGTACTACAATAGAATGTATAATAAAATTGAAGTAGAGGCAGACGGTGTTGGTGGAGAACTTACAACAAAGGTTGACATCTTCTTGAGAATTGATGGACAGAAACATATTGAAATCCCTGGTAGATATGGCAATCAAAGATTAAACATCACGCAGATCTCGCTGAAGCGTGAGGTTAATCAGTTTGCTCAGGTTGGTGGTTGGTTTATTGAAAATGTAAATAGTTTCTGGGGTCAAATTCTCAATGAGAATTTAATAAACAACGCTCAGTTACAAGCAATTTACGCTAGACATGCCGACGAGACATATCCAGATAGCAAACGACATGCTGCTGCTGTGATGATTGATGTTTATCAGTGGGCACACAATAGAATTCAGCAGAAGTTTAGTAACTCTTCGTGGAGGGAACACTTCGTTAATAAACTTGATGAGTTTGCTACAAAGAATGAGGAAAATGTAAAACTTGTAGAGATTACTGGATCTACCTATGAGAAATTTGACTTCTCTAGATTGCATGTGGCACTGAATGGCAGACCAGACTTGGATGTTGAACCTAACTTAGAGTTGAGATCAACGTATAATACATCAGTTCCCAGAGATCCTACTGTTGGTGCTTCTTTACCAACAGTTGTGATCAGTGCTAGGAATAAAAATGATAATGAGATCTATGATCTGGTTCAGTTCAGACATAAGATTGAATGGGGTGGTACTGCTATTCGTAATTACGTTGAGAAACAGAATGGTTTATCCGAATACATTGCAGGCAGATGAGTAAGAACACACACCTAGAACACTTAGAAGATAGTATTCTTTTGGATGGACAGAATGGAGCGAAGGATGCGTTCACATTTTTAGATCTCCTAGGAAAAACTTTTACTACAGGGTCACAAAATAATTTTAAAATTACTACAAAGTGGGATGGCGCACCTGCTATCTTCTGTGGTAACTATCCTGGTAGCACTAACTTCTTTGTTGGCACTAAGTCTGTCTTCAACAAAGATGCAAAAGTTAATTTTACAGATGAGGACATTGAAAAAAATCACGGACATGCTCCTGGTCTTGTGAATAAATTAAAAGATGCTTTGAAATATTTTCCTGAATTGAATATTGATGGGGTTGCACAGGGAGATTTGTTATTCACTAACGACAAAAGAGAAGTCGTTATTGACGGAACTAATTGTATATCCTTCCAACCAAATACAATTACATATTGTATTCCTGAAGGTAGTGATCTTTATGCTAAAGCAAAGAAAGCAAAGATCGGTGTGGTATTCCATACCACATACAAAGGAAATGATGTTAGCACTATGAATGCTTCATTTGGATTTGATATATCCAAACTTAAGAGTAGTGAAGATGTTTTAGTGTTGAGTGCTGAGACTGGGGAACTTGGTAAAGATACCCTACTCACGACACAAGAGCGAGATAAACTTGGTAGACTTAGGACACAGGCACCACAACATCTAAGAGCAGCAGGATCTTTCCTTAACACTGTTGCTGAACAGATTGTTGCTAAGGATCAGTTGACTGTAGGACCACGACTGAAAATCTTTTTCAATGCTTATGTTCGTCAGGGCAGATCAGTTCCTACTCCAGATGTATTCTATAAAGAGTTTACAAAGTATTTTGAGGCAGAGTGTCAGAAGGCAGTAGATAAAGTTAAGACTCCTAAAGCAAAAGCGGCAAAACTAAAAAAAATGTTTGATGGTCTTGAGTTTATTGAGAACAATAAGACTTCTTTAAGTAGCACCGTTGAACTATATAAGTTATTACAAGACGCTAAGTTAGTATTCATTCGTAAACTTGAGAAAGGTGAGAGGATTAAGACCTTCCTCAAGACTGAAGGTGGGTATGAGATTACTGCACCAGAAGGATATGTCGCTATCAGTGACGGTACTAATGCTGTGAAGTTAGTTGATCGTTTGTCATTTAGCGTAGCGAACTTCAATGTATCTAAAGATTGGGTAGCAGGAGACAAATGAAACGAGTAGTTATTGCATGGGGTAGATTTAATCCACCTACAATCGGACATGAAAAACTTTTTGATAAGGTACGAGATATTGCTTCTGGTGATGATTTTTTTATCTACCCTTCACACACTCAAGATAAGAAAAAGAATCCCCTAACACATCAGCAGAAGTGTGATATCTTAAGGAAAATGTTTCCTCATTATAAAGATAACATCATACAAGATTCTAATTTAAATACAATTATTAAAGTTCTTCAGTCATTGCAAGGAACTTATCATGACTGTGTATTAATTCTGGGTAGTGATCAAGTAAGACCTTTTGAGTTTACTAAGAGACAAAATGGTATTGATTATACATTTAGAAAATATGAAATACAATCTGCTGGTAAAAGAGATCCAGATGCTGCTGGTGCTGCAGGAATGTCTGCCACAAAAATGAGATCTGCAGCAGTTCAAGCTGACTTCAAATCATTCAGAGCAGGTATGCCTGCCACTATTTCTGATGGAGACTGTAGGAAACTCATGGATCAAATTAGGGACATTATGTTGAAGTAATAAATAGTTTGATAGAATTTAAGTATTAATGTACAACTTTTCAGAATACACTCAGAGAGTTTACATCCGTGAACAGTATTATAATGATGAGATTTTCCCAGAAGGGATGAAAGTAAAGAATGGAAATGATCAGGTCGGCACTATTATTAGGCGTGGACCAAACTATGTTATCTGCTTAGATGAAAATCATAAGACATTCAGAAGTTGGATTTCTGACATCAGTGAGGTTCATGAACTCGGCACTGATGAGACTAGAGAGTACCTTCAGGATCTTACTCCTGGTCAGAAGAAAGAAAGATATGGTAAGATCAAGACTCCAGAATGGTCTACTATGATAAATAATAAAAGAAAAAGTACCCAGAAAGAAATGTACAACGATAGTTATTCAGAATCATTAATCAAACGTACTGCCTCAGGTATTAGTGGAGGAGAGTGCTACGGTGAAGTTGAGAACAAGCAGGAAGTGTCAGATGAGTTCACATCATCACTGATGGACGCTGCTGTTGCTAACCTTTCTAGAGGCGGAATTTTTGAAGGCAGCATGAAGCAAGCACGAAAGAATGTTGGTGCTGACAAGTGCTGGGATGGTTATGAAGCAAAGGGTACTAAAAATAAAGGTGGTAAGGTTGTTCCTAACTGCGTGAAAGAAGAGGATCTTGACGAGAAGAAACTTGATCCCGTTGGCAAGGAAGATGGCGATGTAGATAATGACGGTGATAAGGATTCATCAGACAAGTATTTGATGAAGCGTCGTAAGGCAATCGGTAAAGCAATGGGAATGAAGAAGGAAGAGCGTTCCGACTGGAGATCCGAGATGGGTCTTGAAGAAGCAAAAAAGTGTAATGCCACTGCTGAGGGAACTGACTGTCCTGAGCATGGCAAAGAGTGCTGCCCTACAGTAGATGAAGGTTGTGGTTGCGACGGCGGTAGCAAGAAAGTAAAAAAGTATTGAGTCAGGAGGAGGCACCCCCTGGCAAAAAATTTGAAAGAATGGTGAAGCATATCAAAAAGGGGTATGCTAAGGATGGTAAGTTAACGAAGGACGAAAAATCTATTGCTTATGCAACTGCCTGGAAGCATAAGAATAAGAATAAGAATAAATAGTTCATGCACTATGCCATGAATCAATGCTCGCCTTTTTACTCCCACTCGCATCCAAAATTATCTCTGATGCTGTTGCCAAGATCCCTGAGAACGAGGAACTTGGAGAAAAATTAGTTGAAGTTTGTCTTCTTATTTTAAAGAAAGCAGTTGCTCTGACTAAAACTGAAATGGACGATCAACTCCTTGCGGTTGTTGAAAAAGCAATCCTTGCTAGAGAAGAAGAACCAGCAGCAGAAGAGTGATATCAACTTACAACTAGATTTTTTGGGGAGCATGACTCCCCTTTTTTTATAAATAAAAAAAGATTAACGAACTTTATAGGGAATTCACATGGCGTTATACGGAAGAACTGATTCCAACGCAAACAAGACTAAAGTTGAAGCTACTCGCGGCAATGGTCCTGCCTCTGCCACTGGTGATATGACTGTAGTCTTTGTTGACGAACAGGAAGCAGCACTTGCTGAGAACAAAGCAAGAGGAATTAATGGTCCTGGTTGGTGGAACTTCCACACTTATGCACAGGGCAGTGTCACTCGCACCAAAGCTGAGTGCCTCGCATTCATCACTGGTCCTGATCTCAATGCTAACGAGACTCAGGCAGACGATGCTATCGCAGCAGACTTCGGTATCACTATTGATTCGCAACCCGCTGCTGCTAGCGTAACTGCTCCCGCTGCTGCTCAGTTTGTTGTTGCCGTTACGAGTCGTCCAGCAGGCGGAAGTCTTTCCTTCCAGTGGCAAGAATCTACAGACGGTGGTACTACCTTCGCCAACCTTGCTGATGCTGGTGTTTATAGCAACACAACTACAAATACTCTTGACATTTCTGACTCCACTGGACTTGATACATACCAGTATCGTGTCGTAGTATCCGTTACTGGCGGTGCTAATGTAACTTCCGACGCTGCTACCCTTACTGTTGCCTGATGAGTAAATGAGATTTGATGAACTGAATGAAGATAACTACATCTTCTTTGCGATTAAATATTACAACAATCCACACTGCACAACGAAAGAGGAATTTGACGAAGACCTGAAAAGGTTTAAGTATGTCAAAAAATTGATACGAAAGTATCTTAATAGTGGTATACTTAAGCATCATTTAATACTTAATCATATGATTATTCTGTTTAATGTATTCAATGATGCCACAGTTCCTCTTTTATTCTATAAGATTGAAAGTAATTGTTGGCCAGTTCTCAAATCTTTTTTAGAATATCTGGACAGACTACCACCAAACTATATGTCTGAGGTAGAACCTGACGGTAAGTGTTTAGAAGAACTAAATAAGATATGAAAAACATCAGAAAACTTCTACAACAAGCAAGATACTCCATGTGGGAGGAACCTACTATGTCAGTAGGTACTGGTGCTAATTTAGCACTGCCTCCAGCACATGAACCCCCTGGTATTCCTGCAAGTAAAAAGAAGAAAAAAAAGTATGATGGTAGAACCAAAGCAGGTCGTAAACTTGTAAACCGTATCCTATCCAACCGAGACAAGCGAGCAAAGAAAAAAATGACACAAGAACAACACATCGTTGAGGCAGACGACAAGAAAGAAGGACCTTCAGATACTGAACGTGCTCAGAAACAGATTGCCCAACAAAAGAAACTGAACAAGCAGAAGGAAGTTCAGAAGAAAGCGCAGGATGCCAAAGGCAAAATGCAGAATAAGACTAAAGAGATGGACACTCTGATGAAGGCACGTTTGTCTGACTTCAGAAAGAAAGCATCCCAAAAATCTACTTCACTTCAAAAGCAAGTTAGTGAAGCAGCAGGTACTCAGGCACCTGGCGTAGAAGTTCTTGGCACTCTGATGAAACTTGCTCAGGAATCTACTTACGGCAATCAAGAAGTAGAAGGTCACGTTCAGTTTAGAGACGGTCGTTCACTCAGAGTCAACACTGATGTTGCTAAGAGAATGGTCTCTACGTTTGAGGGACTTGATCCTGTCCGCCAGGATATGTATCGTTTCCTCATGAACAAGAGCGTTGAAGACTTCCTTAAGGTAATGCAGTTCAATCCTAACAACATGTGAGATGGCATTCGGTCTTGGTAAACTTGCAGTTTTAGAATCAAAACTGGACATTTATGAAGATCTCTCCAAAGAGATGCTTGACAAACTTGAACGTGCTGTCGGCACTATCTCTGAGAACAGCAATAAGATTGCTATAATCTTAGAACGTCATGAAAGTCGCTTGGAAGAAAGCGAAAGAACAGATAAACTCATCATTAAGATGATTGAGGAGATGAAGAGTCAGGAAGATAAGAACCATCGGATTCTTCATGAAAGAATTGATGGAATACAGAAGAAGGTAGACGCCAATCAAAAGTTTGTGGTTGGTGCTACTGCTGTCCTCTCTACCCTTGTGGCAGTGGGGCAGATGTTTTCTCCTATGCTAAGACCCTTGACAGCTTCCAGTAATGCTGTTAGTATGACTGGAAACGAAGTAGTCTTACAGCATGAGCTTTCTTGATGCTAAGTACATCAATCTAGTTTCTCCTCAGTTAATCAAATTTTCAAAGAAGAAGACAGATCTTTATACATTTAGATGCCCCTACTGTGGTGATTCGTCAAAGAATCGCAACAAAACCAGGGGTTATTTTTATCGCAAACGTAATGATTTCTTTTTTAAATGTCATAACTGTGGCGTCGGTAGAACCCTCTCAAATTTCCTGAAGGATCACAATGTCCTTTTGCATGATGAGTACGTTCTGGAGCGATATAAAGAGGGTCTCACGGGCAAAGGAAGCAATACACCAGAACCCGAATTCAAACTTCCGTCACCAAACTTTGATAAAAGTATTTTTTCAAATCTTAAAAAAGTCTCAATTCTAAATACTACACACAAAGCAAAACTGTACCTCTCTCAAAGACAAATACCAGAGAAATTTTTCTCAATATTCTACTACGCAGAGGACTTTAATGCTTGGGCAAAACTCAGTAATAATGTCAAAGAATCTAGAATTATCATCCCCTTAATATCAGACGACGGAAAGGTCTTTGGATATCAGGGAAGATCCTTAGAGAAGGATTCTAAGTTGAGATATATCACCACAATTTTAAATAGTAACTACCCAAAGATTTTTGGGTTGGATAGAGTACAAAAATCTAAAACTGCTTATGTTACCGAAGGACCATTTGATTCCTTATTCTTATCAAACTCCATCGCCATGTGTGGATCTGATGTTACCATGGATAGCACTGACTACAGTGACCTTGTTTATGTTTTGGACAACGAACCAAGAAACAAAGAAATCGTATCTAAGTATGAAAACTTAATCAACAAAGGAAATAAAATTATAATCTGGCCAAGTTCAATACGAGAGAAGGATCTGAACGACATGGTTCTCGCTGGACATGACGTTCAATCTCTGGTAGAATCAAACACATACAGCGGACTAGAAGCAAACCTCAAATTAAACGCCTGGAAAAAAGTATGAGCAACGGAATCAAAGTCGTAAAGCGAGATGGAGATATTGAATCCCTGAATCTTGAGAAAATTCACAGCATGGTTGACTGTGCTTGCGGTGGACTCTCTGGAGTTTCTGCGAGTCAAGTAGAAATGAACTCTGGTATTCAATTTTTTGATGGCATCTCCACAGAACAGATTCAGGAGATTCTAATTCGTTCTGCTAGTGATCTGATTAGTCTTGATAATCCTAACTATCAGTTTGTTGCAGCACGTCTGCTTCTGTTTGGTCTGTATAAAGAAGTCCTTGGACCAGAATGGAAGCATGGTTTTCCTTCAGTGAGGGATCATGTCAAAGCTGGTGTTGATGCTGGCATTTATGATTCACAACTGTATGTAAAGTATACTCCTGAAGAGTGGGATAAGATCAATACATATGTTGATCATGGTCGTGATTATCTTTTCACCTACGCTGGTCTCCGTCAAGTTGTAGATAAATATCTTGTACAAGATAGAAGCAACAAAAAGATTTTTGAAATTCCTCAGTATGCTTACATCTTAGTTGCTGCAACAATTTTCGGAGATTATCCAGCGGAAACTCGTTTGGATTATGTGAAGAGATATTATGACGCAATCTCAAAGCATAAGATAAATGTCCCAACACCAATCCTTGCAGGTGTCAGAACTCCTCTACGTCAGTTCGCGTCTTGCGTTCTGGTTGATTCTGACGACACCCTGGATAGTATTTTTACTTCTGATATGGCCATCGGTCGTTATGTCGCACAGAGGGCTGGTATTGGTATCAACGCAGGCAGAATCCGTGGCATCAACAGTAAGATCCGAGGCGGAGAAGTACAGCACACTGGCGTTATTCCTTTCCTTAAAAAGTTTGAATCAACTGTACGATGCTGTACCCAAAATGGAATCCGTGGTGGATCAGCAACTGTCCACTTTCCGATCTGGCATCAGGAAATTGAAGACATTCTTGTTCTGAAAAACAATAAAGGAACAGAAGATAACCGTGTCAGAAAACTTGACTACTCAATCCAAATCAGCAAACTCTTCTACGAGCGATTCATCCAGAACGGAGAGATCTCCCTCTTCAGCCCTCACGATGTTCCAGGTTTGTATGATGCTTTTGGTACTCCTGGATTTGACGACATGTATGTGGGTGCTGAACGAGATGACTCTATTCCGAGAAAGACTATCGGAGCTCAAGAACTCATTCTGGATCTTTTAAAAGAACGTGCAGAGACTGGTCGTCTGTACATCATGAACATTGACCACTGCAACTCTCACTCTTCGTTCAAAGATAAAGTGAACATGTCTAATCTCTGTCAGGAGATTACACTACCCACTAAACCTCTCGGTCACATTGATGATCCTGAGGGAGAGATTGCTCTGTGCATTCTTTCTGCTGTCAACATCGGTAAACTCCGTCACATTGAAGAGTTGGAAGATCTCTGTGATCTTTCTGTTCGCGGTCTGGAAGAACTGATTGATTATCAGAAGTATCCTGTAATCGCTGCAGAACGTTCCACAAAGGCACGTCGTTCTCTTGGTATTGGTTATATTGGTTTGGCACATTACCTCGCCAAGAACGGTTATAGTTATGAGGATCCAGATGCATTGTCCGAGATTCATAAGTTGACTGAAGCATTCCAATATTTCCTTCTTAAGTCTTCTAATGAGATTGCTAAAGAGAAGGGAGCATGTGAATTCTTTGATCGTACCAAGTATTCTGATGGAATTCTTCCGATTGATACATATAAGAGCGATATTGATGAACTAGTAACACCAGAATACAATCATGATTGGGAAAGTCTTAGAGAATCTATCATTACCCACGGTCTTAGGCACTCAACACTGTCCGCACAGATGCCTTCAGAGAGCAGTTCCGTTGTGTCAAATGCCACAAACGGAATTGAACCACCTAGAGACTTCTTGTCCATTAAAAAATCAAAGAAGGGACCTCTTAAGCAGATTGTTCCTCAGTACACCACACTGAAAAATAATTACACACTGCTTTGGGAGATGAGTTCTAACGCTGGATACATTAAGTGTATTGCTGTAATTCAAAAATTCTTTGACCAGGCAATCAGTGGTAACTGGAGTTACAATCCAGAACATTATGATGACAATGAAGTTCCTGTATCTGTAATGGCACAGGATTTCCTTACTACTTACAAGTATGGTTGGAAAACTTCTTACTATCAGAACACATACGACATTAAGACTGACGAATATAAGGAGGATACAGAAAAGTTATCAGCACAAAAACTAGTAGAAAGTATTTTAAGTTCATCACCTACGGAGGAAGAAGCCTGTGACAGTTGTGCAATTTAAGACAAATTCCGATGATATTCATATCAAAGGAATGACAGTATTTAATAAGGGTAAAGTTGATGCAAAGAAGCAACCGATGTTTTTCGGTGCTCCTCTTGGCATTCAGCGTTATGATTCATACAAGTATCCAGTGTTTGATAAACTTACTCAGACACAACTTGGATACTTCTGGAGACCTGAAGAGGTTTCCTTACAGAAAGATCGTGGTGATTATCAATCATTGCGTCCAGAACAAAAGCACATCTTCACAAGCAATCTAAAATATCAGATTCTTCTTGATTCTGTTCAGGGTCGTGGTCCTGGTATGGCATTCATGCCTTACTGCTCCTTACCAGAACTGGAAGCATGTATGGAAGTATGGGGATTCATGGAGATGATCCATAGTCGCTCCTACACATACATTATTAAAAATGTATACTCAGATCCTTCTGAGATTTTTGACACTATTCTAGACGATAAGATGATCCTCTCACGGGCAGAGAGCGTTACTGAGGCATACAATGACTTCATCAATGAAGCACAAATGTATGGAAGCAGTAACATGTGGCAGCATAACCTTGACGGTGTGCCATCTGCTCAGTATACTTTGTATGAACTCAAGCGCAAACTCTATCGCGCTGTAATGAATGTCAACATCCTTGAAGGAATCCGATTCTATGTCTCGTTCGCCTGCTCGTTTGCTTTTGGAGAGCTTAAACTCATGGAGGGATCCGCTAAAATTATCTCTCTCATCGCCAGAGACGAAAACCAACATCTTGTTCTTACACAGAACATTATCAATAAATGGTATCAAGGAGACGATCCAGACATGCTTCAGATCGCCAAAGAAGAAGAGGAATGGGTGAAAGAAGCTTTCACTAAGGCAGTCAATGAAGAGAAAGTATGGGCAGAGTATCTGTTCAAAGATGGATCTATGATTGGACTTAATGCTAAACTTCTGACTCAGTATGTTGAGTGGGTTGCTAATCGTCGTATGAAAGCGATTGGTATCAAACCTATGTTTGATATTCCTGCAAAGAACAATCCTCTTCCCTGGACAGAGCACTGGATCTCTTCTAAGGGTCTTCAGGTTGCTCCTCAGGAAACTGAAGTTGAAAGTTACATTGTGGGAGGAATCAAGCAAGATGTTAAGAAAGATACTTTCGCTGGTTTTCAACTATGATCAAATCACCACAGTGGAAACTGTTAGCGTTAGCAGACCCAAAACTGACGGACGAAGAGTATACACTTCTGAAACTAGGTCCGATGAGTCTGGGTCAAGCATTTCATCTTCAGGCAATCAAATACAAATATCAGATCCGTGGGATGACCCTCTGATGTAATCTAAATACCTTCATCTTATGATGGGGGTATTTTTGTATGAAAGCACAGTCTGCGAAAGCAAAGGGCAGACGGTTGCAGCAGTGGGTGAGAGATAAACTTATTGAAGCACTGGACATTCATCCTGAAGACATTGAGTCTCGTAGTATGGGTGCTGGTGGAGAAGATTTAATTATGGCGAGAGCAGCACGTCAAAAGTTTCCACATAGCATAGAATGCAAGAATGTGGAGAAACTAAATATCTGGGAGGCATACGAACAGTCTGCTTCTAATTGCGGTGATTACGAACCAATTGTTGTTATCAAAAAGAATGGTAAGAAACCTCTGGTGGTAGTTGACGCTGAATACTTTATACAATTATTTGAGGGTAAATCATGAGCAACAATCTTTGGAATGCCATTCTTGCTGGAGCACTTTTTGGTGCTGCCCACGGTATGACAGTTCCTGCCATGGCAGATCATGCTAGGGGTCACATTAAAGGATTCAAAACTATGGATTCCTTGGGGTGTTTAATCGTCGGAGAGTGTACCGATAATGTTAGACGAATCAAAAGTATCAGTGATATTGCTCGCGAGTATCCCGATGACGATTTTGGTGCTGTTGCTGACGAATTCAACAGTATTGTCAAAGCTTTTGATCGCATCGGAGTTGGGGTATTTCTAGCAGACTCAAAGTATTTCCCAGTAGGACATCGTGGGGTGTACCATACTGTCAGTAATAATTTTTATTTGAATGATGCTTTTATGCATCGTCAGTCTGTACTCATGAGTGTCACACGTCACGAAGGATGGCACGCCGCTCAGGATTGTATGGCAGGAACCATTGATAATAGTTTGATTGCTATTATTAAACCAGAAGATTCTGTGCCATTCGTCTGGCGTACTATGGCAGAGCGTACTTATCCGAAGTCTGCTGTTCCCTGGGAGGCAGAAGCAGGGTGGGCAGGTAAGACTGAAGGCATGACCATGAAAGCACTTCAATCCTGTGCTGCAGGAACGATGTGGACTGATTATGAACCCACACCATTGACTCGTAAATGGTTGGTAGAAAATAATTACTTACCACACATTGAGTATAATCCCCACCACCATTTCGGTCATTATAAGTTTCAAGAACATTCTCATATTCATTGGCATAATAAAAAAGATTTGATTCATAAACATGAGCATGAACATGGTTATGGTCATCGTCATCATGGAATTGACACAAAGCACAAAGTAAATAAACCACATAAAACTGTGATTAAATTTCATGTTCACTAAATAGAAGAGACTTGCATTCTACATATGGCTGATACTAAGCCTAAGGTAGAGAAGGAAGACGATGATGATAAGAGTGAAGTTCTTGGTAATTTAGTGAAAGTTGTTGTACTTATATGGTCTGCCTCTCTCCTGACATTTTCCTACGTTAGACTTCCAAACGGTCAAAAGATTTTAGATTTTGATCCCACGTTCATCGCATCCGTGTTCTCTGGATCTTTAGCTGCCTTCGGACTCTCTCCTGCTAAAGCAGGTGGTGCCAATGGTGCTAAGAAGAAGAACGAGGAACCCCCTGTTGTTTCTGCTGTGGAGCCGAAGAAGTAATGCAAAAAGTAATTAATGTTATCGCTCTATTATCTGGTTTAACTAGTGCTGCTATTATTGGTGGTGCTGGTTATGTCCTTATGAACCAAGAAGCATGGCAAGAACAAGCCAAAGAAAGACTTGCTGAAGTAATTGCTGAGGGTATCACTGGTGCTCTCCCTGGATTACTAGACTCTGCAATGCCTGAGATTCCTGAAGTTCCAACACTGCCAGAAAAAACTGGTGGTCCTATTCCATTCTGATCATGCCCAGAAGATCACTCAATCTACCACCAATTCCAGAGGAGGAAACTATGGATAAACCAAACAGACCTTATTTAAAGTGGACTGCTGTTGGTCTTGGTGGTTTGATTGCAGTGGCACATATTGGTGTTCTTGGACATTTAATTAAAAGAGAACCACCAGTTAGACAAGTCCCTACAATTAATATCCCTCGCGGTCCATACTCTTCTTATAAGATTAGTGCAGGGAAAGAAGGTTATACAATTGAATATCGTGCAGATGATCCCAAAGTATTGGAGTCAGAAAGATCTTCGGATCTTGATAAAGAGAAGAGAGGATTCTTTGGTGGTGGCACAGAACAACGTACAGAATATCGTCGTGATGAATACACCAGAGAGGGCACCAGGAATCTAGGAGGTGCAACAGGTGAAGAGGGAAAGTCTGCAAAAGAAGTAGAGTGTTTGATCGCGGACGCTGGAGCACGATCACAAGGTGCAATGGCAGGAACTAGTATTGCTGCTGGTGCTCTTGTTCCTGCTGTAATTAATATTCCTTATGTTGGATGGTTAGCAGCAGGTTGGGTATCCCTTTTAGGTGGAAGAGTTGGTTCTGAAGTTGGATCTCAGGTTGGGTCAGTGTTTAATGATTGCTGATGGATATACCTGAGATTAAATTAAAGAATATAAACTTTAGAGAGATCACAGTTCAGAATATTGAAATACCAGATTGGGTTAGAGAATATCCTACTTCTATTCCTCTTAGTGCTCCCATCACAGTTCAGATTGGTCTCCCAATTGTTAATATTCCTGGATGTGTAGAGGCACACGAACAAAACTCCAACAGAGAACGGAGTGGAGTTATCTCTCAAGATGATCCTAAGGGTGTGAAGACTTATTGTGATGCTGGTATTCCATCATTTAATCCTATTCAGTATGAACCAGAGAATCTTGTTCCAACTAGAAAGGATAAATTTTCTGGAGTTGATACTAGAGATAAGACTAGTAAAGAAGAAACAGAACAAACATCAGAAGTTCCTAAAGCAGAAGGAGCACCAGTAATCCCACCATCTACAGCAAGCATTCAGTGTCCTACTCAAGAACAGTTATCTAAAGAACCCGTGGGGTTCCTGTTTGATAGTGGACGCAAA